TATTGTACCCTTTTCATATTCATCTCTCAAGTTTTTTAAGTTTACTTTGTATACAGATGTTTTATAATTGTCAAAGCCAGAAGATGCATCAGTAGTCCCAAATGTTAAAACATATGTTGCTGTTGGAGAAGCAGAGATGAACCATTGGTCTCTAAATGATGAATAAACAGTAGATGTATTTGATAATGTTCCTATACTACATTTATAGATTCCTTTTGCATGTCTTTTTGCAGATAGTCCAGTTGTGATAGCAGAAAAACTTGAATTAGCAGAACTCAATCCACTTAAAGTAATATAACCAGGAAAATCAGCAGTTGTGTTTAGATCAGTTAGTTGTCCATTTACTATATTGTAAAAGAAAAGATTTCCAGTACTATTGAATGTTATTGATTCTCTATCATCTTTGATAGCTCCATCCCATTCTAGTTCTATAAAGGGAGCATTTCTTGTGTTTGTTTCTCTTAAATAAAACTTTTTTGTATAATAGTTATTTACAGTTGAAGTTTCTTGAGATTCAGCTAATTTTAAAATGACTCCATTTGTAGCTGTATTTCCTGCTAACCATTCATTAAACAAATTAGTTATATTTACTTTAAGATTTTCTTGTCCATTATCAAAATTTTGAGTTCCTGAATTAGAATCAACAATAAAGTCTCCTCCAGATGCAGTCCATGGGTTTGAACTTGTAGCAGAAACACAGCTTGCAAAACCTGTCTGTGATAATTTATCAAGATCTAATCCAGTTCCTTCAGAAAAACTTGTTGTGACTGGATAGATATTGATGTCAAATGATGTAGCTTGTTCTTCACCATGAGGAGCATTAAATATTTTTAACCAAGCAGTAACAGTTGAATCTGTTCTTGGGTCTGGAATAGTGTTTGCTATAATTGATGCTGTTATTGAAGAAAGATTGAAATTCATTAAGATACGACTATAATATTTTTTTTGATCAGCTTTCCTTAATTTACCCCCAGTTAGAGAATAAATTTCACCAATACTACTTTTTCCGATATTTGCTGTGAGACTCTCAGAAAATATTGTCGTATCTTTATTAGAATAAGCTCTTTTAATTGTCAATTTCTATCTCTTTGGCACTACTAATTGTTTTTGGTTTCCTAAATTTCTACTTGTTGCTATATCTACAATTAGTTCTTCATCAAATTTTTCTTTTAATAAAATTCTTATTTGAACGAATCCTATTTTTGGATGAGATATGACAAAACTAGAATTGGTTTCATCTATTTCATAATTTGCATCAATACAATGAATTTCTTTTATGATTTTGTCTTTGATAGAAGGAATATTTTCATCATCTTTCTGCATTTGTATAGGTTGTTCAATTACAAAATCCTTTTTTGGTCTTCTTCCTCTTTTTTTCTTAATAACAGTTTGTTTTATTTCATTCAAAATAATTCTCCTAAGCTACTCTTCCAAATATATCCCATTGGTTGTATTTTACTTCCCATACACAATCAGTTGGGAAAGTTATAATTCCATTGAATGTATTACTTGATATATCAAATTTTGTTTGTGAATATGTTCTTCCTCCAGAATTGTTTTGATTTGTTATATTGAAGAATCTCAATCTTGAAACTGATCTTATTTGATCAAGGGATTGAATTTTTCTCATAATATCTGGAATCACTATTGTGGCGCCAAAATTAGATAATGTGACTTTGAATTCATCCTTTAATAAGATGAATGTTGCTAATAAAGCTTCATTGTTATTGTAATCTGAATCAGGTACTACAGAAAAATCTATTCCTATATTGATTATTTTGCCATCAGTTATTCTTACTGTGTCATTAAAAGATTTAAATCTTTTCAAATAAGATTCAATATTATTTTTTAGAATAGAATTTGAAGTTGTCAATGTGCCATCTGAACTTCTTGATATAACGATAAGTTCTACACCAAAATTATTTTTTGGATCTTTTCTTGCATAACTTCTGAATACTGTACCAAATTTACTTGGAATTGACATTACTCTTGCTTGATAATCTGATAATGTGACCGCTCTTTCTTGAGCAAAAAAATTAGCATTTATTCTTTCTCTTATTGTATCAATATCTTCTCTATCTTCTCCTCCTGTTGCAGGTTCAGGATTAGTTACTGATAAACTATTTAATATAGAATTTGCTGTATCTGGATTTGTAGTATCATAATTTACAGTTTTAAATTCTGCAATTCTGTCTCTTATTCTTGTTAATTGATTGGCTCTTACATTTGTTTCTATACCCCCTCCATATCTATAATTTATATCAAGTGATATATTTGAAGGAGCTACACCAAGAGTTTTTGTTTTAAGAAAATTAGTAGAATCTATAATTGAAGGGATAAATCCTGATGGAGATCCTCTTAATGTGGGTGATAAAACAAAATCTTCTGGATTTGGAATGACTTCTGAATCTTCTTGCGTCAGTATACCAGATCCAAATCTTAATGAAGCTTTTCCATCTACTTCTCTTTCAACAGTAAACCTTTTTGGAACTCTTTTAAGTTTCATGACATAAGGAGTATCTCCAGTAGAAGATACTGTATTTTTTTCACCTATAAAAACTGTATCTCTTGCTAAATAGTCTACTTCAAACCATTCACTATTATCTGATCCACTTACAGAAACAATCTCACTTATATCTTCATTAGGTAATGTTATTTTTAGAAAAGGTGAAGCTGCTCCGACAGTATAAGAAAATGTTCTTTTTTGTCCAGCAATTGCAGATACAGAAGAAACGGATATTGTTATATCAGTCCCATTAGCATCAACTTGTCTATTTGCTGTTGATGAAAAATCTATATCTTCTATAATTTCGAAACTTACAATAGGTTCTTCATTTGTAATAACTCTTGTTCCTTTTTTAAGAATAAACATAGAATTTGCTGATGTAGAAGAATTGAAAGTTGCGCTTAATGTTAGATTAACTACAGCTGGAGTAGCTGATTTTGGTTTATAACCTCTATTTTGCGCCTGAGCTAACATATTTTTTTCTTCAGTAATCCTATTTATAAAAGATTTATTTACGTTCATATCTATATTAAAAGAAAGTAAATCACCTAAATATGCAAATAATTCTATAAGAGCTACATCTCCACCACCAACAGAAAAATTTGCAAAATCATTAGGATAATTTCTTTTGATGAAATCTAATAAATCAACCTTTATAGAATCAAAATCTTTTGATAAATAATTAATTTGTCTATCTTTTGCCAATTATTGTCTCTCATTATCCTGAAATTTTAAATTGTACTTTATCATTGAAATTCTCTATATTATTTATTTTATAACTTAGCTTGACAAGCAAATCATTTAATCTTAATTCTGGATTTTCGTCTTGTGTCTCAACTTCTAATCCAACAAGTTCTATTCCATCTAAAAAACTTTTAAAGGCATTACTTATTTCTGCTTCTAATTTCATTCTCATCTCAATTTTATTTACATTTTCAAATAACTCTCCAGTTAATATTGGTACATTTGTTCCTATATCTGGATTTATTACTCTTTCACCTTTCTTTGTCAATAACAAAACTTTTATTATTTCTCTAATAGCAGATAAAGTAGTTTTATTTTTTGAAAAGAAATTTTCATTATCAGCCCTTAAGGGCCATTTCAAATTTATTGATTTGTTATTCATTTTAATTCACAAAATTATTGTTGCTTAAATGATCATTTAACTTATTTTCAAGTATATCTTCAAGATTTTTTATTCTTTCGCTTAATTTATCTACTTTATTTTGTAATGAAGCATTTTCTAATACTTCCTGTTGTGAAAAAACTTCAGACATATTTGTTGTTTTTCTTGCTGGAATTTTGAATTTTACTTCAATTGTTTGAGGACCCTTGAAAGTTTGAATAGTGTTTACATTCTTTAATTCTAATTTTTCTATTCCATGTTTATGTAAATTAAATATTTTTAAAAAAGTTTTAAAATTCATTGAAATGTTATCTATCAAAGAGAAAACTTCTGTAAGAAATTCATTTAATTTTTCTCCTAAAACATTTTTATATATTTCATTGTTAGAATTAGAATCGTTACTTATATTATAAATTTCTTGAGCAATATGTAAAATTATATTCTTTTTTTCATCTATTGCTTCTGTCTTTTTAGTTAATTTAACTATTTCTTTATAAGAAGAATTTTCTAAATGGATAGTTTTAGTTTTAGTATCACCAATAGATAAACTATCTTTATTTAATAAATATTTTTTATTTTCTTTTATTCCTAATTCTAAGATGCCATTATTATTTTTTGAAGAATGTCTTATAAAAGAATTCTTTCTCCCTTGTTGTATAATATCTCCTTCTTTCGCTGGTATTGAATATATGATTTCTGGTTCTTTTTGAGCAAAATCTTCTACTTGAAAATCGAATCCGTATCTTCCTTGAGAAGTTTTTTCTCTTATAAGATATTCTTTTGCTAAAACGGTATTAATTTTGTTTGTGTCATTTATTCTACCAATCCAATATCCTCTTGAAGATTCACTACTTGCTTCTTTTAATATCCATATAACTTCACCTTTCATAGGCAATTTTAAATCATGTATAGGAAGGAGTGGTGGAAACCAATTATTAAGTTGCTTATTTTCTAAATTTATATCTGAAGAATCTCTATTTACAATTTTGGCATTTATACTATAAAGAGGAATAAGAGTAGATGAACTATTCAAATCAGTATTTATAGTAATAACAATTCCTTGAACTAAAAGAAATACAATACTCTTTTCAGGATACCAGCCCTGAGAAGATCCGTATGCTTCTTTAACAAATTTGATTCCAGGATAAAAAGTTTTGGTTAAATCATGTTCTACCATTATTCTTCTTCTATATCTTTAATTTTGACATCTGATTCTTTTAATTTGTTTTCTAACATTTCTAATTCTTTTGTTATATTTCCTAATCTATTCATGAGATTTTCTACAAGATATAAATTTTCTTCATATTGGACAAGTAATTCTATATATCTTTCACTTAATTCTTTAATTTCTTCAATCATTATTTGTATCAAATTTAGAAATTTCGTATAATTCTTTTAATTTTTTGATTGCTTTTGTTATTTTTCTTGTTTTCAGATTTGTTGCTTCTCTTAAATAAACATATAATTGCTTTTTATTATAAATATCAACCTTCTTGTAATTTGAGAGAATATAAATTATAATTTCTATAACTTTTTTATCTTCTTCATTATAATATTCTTCTGTATATTCTGCTTCATCTTTTAAATCTTGAATTAAATTCTCTATTACATCTTCAGTTTTCTCAACTTTTTTTTCATTATGGAAGTTGTCTATACTCACATCTTGAGTGAAAAAATCATTCTGAATCTTATCATTATCTAAAGATACATTTTTCTTTTTTCTTGAAGCTTTCTGTATAAGAAATCTTTTTATAATAGTTCCAAAATATGAAAATGATTTACCTTTATCAGGATCAAATTTTTCTGTTTTATTATATAAATGTACTAAAACATCATGTTCTATTTGTTTATAGTCATCAAAACTTTTATTAAAACCATATGTCATGTAAATATTTTTAGTAAGATTACTGAAAACTGGTATAAGATCTTTCTCATATATTTTTATTTTAATATCTTCATCTTTTTCATCAATATACTTTATTATTAATTTTTGAGTTTCATCATTCCAATAATTGATCTTTGACAATAAAATGTGCTCCTTCATTAAAATTAAAAAAATTTGCTTATTTATTTATAACAAAAAATGATCTATTTTTAAATTCACAAGTTTAAATTGAATGATTCTACTAATGAACACTCTAGAGATGTTGTGAATCCGTTTGTGTTTATTTGTTCTGTAACTTGTAAAATATTATAAGCTCCTTCAATTCCTTTAATAAGACCTCTTATTCTAACTATATTAAAAGCATTTATTCCTACTATACCATGTATTGTTATTGTAGTTCTCTTTAAATAAAAACCTAATATGTTTCCAAATATATTTCCTTCATTAAATAAACTTTGGATTACTTTTGTAAAATATGTTGGTTCTTGTTGTAAAAAATCTGACAAAGTATTTGTTGGAACATTTTCTAATCTTTCATATTCTATTCTATTATCTCTTAAAAACAATGTTAATTCACTCAACAAATTGACATTTTTTATCTTATCAAATAAATTTATTTTTCTATTTCCCAATAAAACTGGTATTTGATAAGTTTCAAAAGCATTTGGATCCAATTTAGATGACAAATCTAAGGATTCACATAAAGAATTCTTTGATCCAAAATCCATATCTAAAAATTTTCCTGAATAAAATTTATCTTGTTTCATTCTTTCTATGACATCAGTTGTTCCAGAATTTAAAACAAATAATTCAATAGAATTATCTACATTTCTAATTCCAATGTCTATTGGAAAAACATTTTTAATTTTCCCAACAATATTTTTTATTAATTCTAATATGGGACAATTGAAGGCAAATAGGATATCTTTCACATCTTCAACTTTAACTGGTAATTGAAAAATGTTGTTAAAATCTTTTGTGTTGAATGTATTTTTATCTACATTGTTTGAATTCAAAAATTCTTGAATTAAAACTTCAATTGTAGATTTCTCTATATTCTTATAAACAAATGAAACTTTCAATTCATCTTTTATAGTATAAAGAACAAATTTTATTATTTCTAAAACCCATCCAAAATAAAAGTATTCTAATTTTTCTTCCATAACTTCTTCTTCACCAATAACATTACCTGTATCATCTAATATTGATCTTGTATTTGGAAATTTTACTGTTATACCGATTTTATCAGGTATAGAAGATCTATCCATACCATTAGAAACAAGTGTTCTCTTTATGTCTGATATAGAAAAAGATGAATCATTTCCCTCTAATATAGAAATTGTATTAGCAGAAATTCTTGAAACTCTCATAAATGTCAATATAGAAGTTTGTGGAGCTATAAAACTTAAATTGCCCTCTAAATGTCCACTTGATTCAAAATTAAAATCAAACTTGTATAGATTACAAATTGTAGCTTTCCAAAATCCTAAATTTTCATTTGAAAAATTTAATTCTTCTTTTGTTCCTGGAGATAATCTTGGAGGATTTTGAAAATAAGTTGAATTTCCTGATGTCCAACCATATATAATAATAAAAGGTGAATTTAATGTGATTAATTTAGAATATTCTATTTCATAATCAAAAATTTTAGGATCCATAACAGTAATGGATAAATCATACTTTACATTAAATGCCTCTTTAACACCTTTTGTAATAGACAATTCTCCCAACCCCACTCCACCAGAATAATTTGTGCTTTGTAGTTGTGATTCTATTCTTCCCATTCTTATAATATGTATAACAGTTCCATTACTATAAGTGTTACTTGGATCATTCTTAACAGTAACTACACAAGCTTTTCTAATCAAATCTTGTGAATTTTTATTGTTGCTATTTTTTATAACATTAAATTCATCATTGACATAAACAGCATACAATTCTAAAAAAGGCACTAATCCAGACAAATCATCTTGTTTCATATTTAGTTTTGTGTTCCAACCATCTATAACACTTTGATCTGGAATTAATAATTGTTTAGATGACATTTATAAACTCTTTGATTTTCTTATAATTGTATTAAAGATCTTATCTATATTTGTAGGGACTCTCAATATTGTTCCAGGAATTATTTCATTACCCAATCCGAATGAAATATTATTAGCTAAACATATCATCCACCAATATCTTCCATCACCCAAATATTGATGAGCTAATGTATCTAATCTTTGTCCAGCTTCAATTCTTATAAACAAATCATTTTGATTGTCTTGCACATCTTTTTCTGTTATTTCTGGGAAAGATTCTATAGTTCTTTCACCATTTATTTTAATAATATTTAAATCTTTATATCTTGAAAGTGCCATTTAAATCACCCAATGCGAGAGAGTAAATCTACAAATGTTTCACTTGGTGTTTCTGCAATACTATTTGTTATAGGAATCAATGAACCTCTTGTTGCATTATTCATACCACCTTGCAATCCATGATAAAAATCAAAATCTCTATCTGGAAGTGTTTGATGAATAATTTGATAACTTAAACTAACTTCACAAGATACAGGCATTCTCAATCCTTTTGTTAATTCCCATTTACCTCCTTCACCACTATGATCCCAATTAAATTGTAAATTTTTGATATATCCAGGAAGTTGTCTGAAAACATCACCAATTGTCATTCTTATAATTGGACCTGATTTCAATCTTGTCAAATTTGCTTCTTCATCTTTATCGTATGATCCATATGTTTGTTGAGCTAACCAATTAACTCTTTCATACACATTTTGTAGTTCTCTGCCTGAATTTGCAAATATAACAAATTTTATATCAAGAGATCTATCTGTAAACAAATATGTATGCGATTGTTCTGTCCGACCAAAAAAATGTTTTGGATTCCAATTAGGATTATATGATTCTTGTAATTGATTCAATGTAGCTTGTAAAAAACAATACTGTTTAAAAGATTTATCATTATTCCCACCACCTCTATTTTGTGTTTCGAATAAAAACGGAAAAAATTGTTTTTCAGAAAATCCATAAGATTCTAAATCTTCTATATTAGATTTTTTATTTAAATCGATTCCAGCAAAACTTCCTCTAGTTTGTTGTTCATATTTTGCTTTATTCCGGAAATTTTTCCAATCTCCATGTTGAACAGCAGGTTTTAAATATTCATTATCTACATTTATATTAGATGTAAACCCTCTTGTATTTTTTGTTTCCGAAAGGTTTTTTGAATCATTTTCAAAATTAAAAATAGGATTTTGTCCCCTATTATCTCTTTCTTCTAAATCTCTTATTCCAATCCCACTTATTATTCCTCTTGAAAATTTTGTAGATCCAGGAACTTTTGCTGCATTATTTATATACGTATTTGTATATACATCAGATGCAGATTTATTGTTGTCTGGCAATAATATATTTTGATTTAATAAATCATTTAGGGGAATTTTTCTTAATTTAGGATCTTGAGGTCTCAAAAATCCAGATTGATATCTTGAAGATAAAGCTCTTGTTTCATCTGTTAATATTCTAAAAATATTCAAGGGACTTATCGCTGTTCTTCTTGCTATTCTTTCTGCTTGAATATATAACTCATTTGTAGTAAATATATCTTTTATAGATCCAGTACCAAGAATTTGTCCCATATTATGATTTGCATCTCTTGCACTTAATATATCTCTTTGATCAGGCCCAACTGACGGAGGTCCATCAACACTTAAATGTTCTTCTACATAATCATTATCATATGTGTATTTAGAAACAGTTGGTGGTCTGCCAAATGCTTTTCTACCAGAATTAACATCATCCTTTTTTGTTTCTTTCCAAATATCTTCTAAATTTTTTATATTTTGACTAGTAGTCTCTAATATCTTTTTCATTTCAAAATAAGCAACAGATCCGCCAAGATTAACAGCTCTTGACAAATTTTTTTGTACTAATTCATTATAATCTTTCTTACTTTGAGCAGAATATACTCTTTGACTATTAAAAATACTATTACTTTGCAATAATAAATTTTCATTATCTAAAAACTTTTTTATAAGTGTATTACCTCTTATATCTAATTTTTCTTTTAATGTAGCCATGATTAAATCTCTCTACTCATTTCTTCTTGATGACTTGATGTATTTTCTGCAATTTTTCTTCCATCTAACTTAATTATTATAGGTCTATTCTGCAAATTTTGAACAGCTGCTAAATAAGCATTATTTGCTCTTTCATTTTCTTCTCTTAATCGTCTTATTTCTTCAACTGTTTCATCTGTTCTTCTTTGAACATCTATGTCCTGTTGAGTAACTTCATCTCTTTCTCCACTTCTACCTGTTGGAATTATTGGTCTTTCATCATTATACGGACTTAAAACACTTGGAATTTCTTCTTCTCTTCTAAATAATTCTTCTCTTCTTTGCCCACTTTCAGAAATTGTAGAAGTAGGAATTGTGTTATTTAGAAAATCAGAAAAATCATATCCTGTTGCTGTTGTTGCTGCAGCTCCCTCGATTCCTCCACCCACTCCAGGTCCAACAGGTTTTAAGTTTGCTAAATTAACTTCATCATCTTTCATATTAAATAATAAACTATTATAATCTGTTATAATTCCTTTAGCAGTTGAAGAACTCATAATATCTTTCCCCATACTTCCTCTACTTACAAGAGCTTGTATTAATGGAGAAACAATATCAGGAGTAAATATTTCTTCACCAACAAATCTATTCAATACATTACTTACTTCTTCTTGTGTTCTCTTGAATGAACCCTCATCCAACTCTCCAGATGGTTTCATAAATGATTTCATCAATGTATTAGGAGCACTAAATGTAGACAAATCACCATCTGTTAAAGATTTATTCAAACTAGATAAAGCATCTTTCCTTTTTTCACTCTTATCCCAACCACCACCCAATCCAACTATATCTAGAACTTTGCCACCAACAAAACTTGAAGCAAGGTCTCCAACAATAGGAAGATTTGCTACAATTGCTCCACCTGGAATAAGAGATAATATTCCCTTACCCAACATATTTCCGCCAATTCCCCTTGCAACTCCAGCGGCAGCTTTTATCCCACCTTTTAAACTACCTGTTTTAGCAAACTCATTCAATCCTGCGAAAGCTGTTTCTGCTAATCCACTTTTTAATTTATCTGTTCCACCTATTTTATCGAATAAACTCTTTCCAAGTCTGCCAACACTCCCAAGTTTAGATAATCCTTTGTCCATAAAAGATAATTCACCTTCAACTTCATCATTTCTTTGAGCGAATCTATCTCCTAATTTAGCCCAAAATCCCTTTTCTTTTTGGAAACCTTTATCAAGTGGACCCAACATTTTTTCAAATTCTGTATCAAATTCAATGTCTTCACCCATTGGAACAAAGGTATCTTTTACATACTTTTCTAAATCTAATCCAAATTGTTGTTGTTCTATGGTTCCTCTGTCTTTGCCAAAAATGCTTAAAATAGATTGTTGTGTTCTATCAGTTAAATCTCTCACATCTTCTTCAATTTGTTGTCTTTCTTTTTCTCTTTGTTCAACAATATATTTAGATAATGGACTTCCAACACCAACAATTGATGCAGCCATTGCTTGAGCAGCTTTACCAAAATCTTTTGTTTCTAAATAATTTGCAAATCCTGCTGCTAAATCTTTCCCCAATTGATCATATCCAATAACTTGTCCTGCAGCATTTCCAAACCGTACAATTCCTTCTGCTAAAACTCTATTTAATTCAACTGTCAAATATCCAAATTTTGAAGAAAACAAATCAAGAAATCTTTGTCTATCTGTTTTTTCAAATTCTCTCAAAGCAAGATCTCTTTTATACATATCTGTTTCTATTTTAATTAATTGTTCTCTATATCTTCTTGCTTCTTCTTGAAACTCTTGAGTTCTTGCTCTAATAGCAACAGGATCACCTGCTGCCATTAATTGACTTTCTTGCAAATTAGCAATCTGACCAGCAGCTGCCATTTGGTCAACAGACAAAACCATTCCACCTCTTGCAAATTTTTGTAATTTTCCAGTTTGTGGCTCAATTTTTAAATTAGACATATTATCTAATTTGTCCAATGGAACAATCAATTCGGGACCAGCTTCACCAATGAGAGCTCTTGTTGGTTTCGTTACTAATCCACCTTGAGCAAAATTTTCTCTTTGAAATTGTTCACCCAATGGACTCATTATTTTTTCGAATTCTTTATCAAAACTTATTTTTTTGTTCATTGATACAAATGCATTTTTTGCTTCTTTTTGCAATTTAAGGCTATATTCGATTTCTGATCGATTTTCGTTATACAACTGTCTTTTCTCAACAAACATTTTGTCTATTTCTTTATTTGACAGATTTTCTTCTTGCAAATTTCTTCTCAATGCTTTTAATGCTTCTATATCATTTTCTAAAAAAGCAAATATTTCTAATTCTTCTTTACCGTAATAACCAGATTTTATTCCCTGTTGTTTTAATTCTTTGTTTATTTCTATTTGTTTTCGTTTTTCATATTCTTCTTTGTTTTCTCTTCTCTCTATTAAATCACCACCAAACAATGATCTCTTGAAACTTACATCATAATTTTCTTTTATATAATTTACTAATGAATCAAATGCTGATTTCAATCCCTCTGAAATAAAATCTATAATAGGCTGGAATGATTGTTTAATTCTCTTGAAAATATTTAAAATTACCCCAAACAAACCATTCTCACCATAGGCTCTCTTTATATCATTTACATTAGGAATTAATTTATTTATAGAATTTGCTACTCCTTCTACAATAGGGTTAAATTTATCACTTAACCATTTACCAATTTCAAGAAAAATAGGATATATCTTGGATTTAAGTGTATTCCATATCTTTTCCCAAGAAGTTTGCATATCTCTAAGCAATTCATCAATATTCTTTTGTTTCTTTATTCTTTCATCTCTTTCTCTTATAACCATTCTTATATTCTTTTCATTAAATGCAAGATTTATTTTATTAGTCTTATTATACAACTTTAATTGTTCTTGTAATTGATAAGTCTCTTCTAACTTACTTCTTGCAGATTTATCTGCAAACTCACTCATGTTCTCAATAACTCTTAAAGATGTAGTTCCTCTAATCGTATTTAAACTTTCTTCATATTTTAACAACTTAGATGTTTCTTCAGCTGAAATACCCAACAACTCAGTTATTCTTTTTTGTTGAAGAATATTTAAATCTTCCCATCTATTTTCTTTCGCTATACTCCCTAAAATCTTTTCTTGCAACTCTAAAATATCACCAGAAATAGCCATTCTGTGCAATTCTAGTGCATTTAATTTGGTTCCAGCAATCAAATTCAATTCTGCTGTATTCACAGCTGCATTTTCAAAATCAAGAAATGTTTCAGCTATTTGTTGAGTTGCAGACAAAGAAACACCCATTTTTCTTGCTTGAATTGCAGCTTCTTTTATATTATCTCCAGTTCCTTTCATAT